TGGTCGACAATTTTTGTTTAAGGTGTTTTTACCTTGGTCTGAATATATTGAACCCAATAAGTATGCTTTGGGTTCTACTTTTATCCCTTGACTTGATAAATCAAAATCTGTTCTTGTTATTCCAATTTCACATAAATCCTCATTTCCCCAAAAAGGAAAAACTTCAATTGTTTGATTAAAAGATACTATTTGAGGTAATGAATCTAAATCATCAGATGATTTATATGAATATGTATTTTTAAAACTATCAACACCTCTACCTTGTCTTATAAAATCATCGGGTCTTAATGAAAAACACCCAATATCAGATAAATCAACATCAACATGTATGATTTGTGTACCAACAGGCACACCCCATATCATAAAATCACCAGCATCATTTGTTTTTACGGTATACTTATAATATTTTTCATAAACTTCTAAAATCTCTTCTCTTGTTAAAATATCTAATTGGTCAGGAAAAGTACCAGTTGGTTCGTGTCCACCGTGTTGTTTTCTACTTGGAAGTAAGTTGTATCGATAACCGTTTTCATTTCTATCGGTTACAGATGTATATGGGTATAATGAGGATATTACCGGGTCGTTCACATCATCATCTGAAATGGGTATAAAAATAGAAACTCTAGCATTTGGTACACCAAAACCATTGTTTACGAATATTCTACCACATACAACCCCATAATCAGAACACATGGAAGTATACGCTTCTGTCTGTGTAAATTTTAAAGACAATATCTCTAAAAGGTCGAAATCATTTTTTAATTCAACGACAACCTTTTGGTCTCTCCCAATGTTTGTAGAAATTCTATGTTTTTGCATTTCTATATAAATAGAAAATAAACAATTTTCTAATTAAAATAAATCCAATTTAAAACGTAGTTGTTCCTAATGTTTTAACTCTGACTTTAATATCTTTTTCGGGAAATCTAATTTGATATATTTGATTGGATTTCATGTAAATTGTCATGTCTGATTGTGCAATTTCTTTTGTGGATTCATTAACATAAGATTGTGCAACTTCTGATGATGAATATTCTCCACCTATGTTATTAAAAACTCTAATATCAACAGCATTTACTACACCCGTAACATCACCAATCATTCTAGATAAATCACCAACTAAAAGAGGGTCACCCATTTTTCTTTTATCTATTGAGAAATATTCAACAACATCTTGAATCACCGTTCTAACTATTTCTGTTTGATTACCGTTTTTATCTATTACAATATCTAACTCCAATGAAAAATCAACAACTTCTCCACTTTCGATTTCTAAAAAATCATTTACCATTCTATATTCTGACAAATAATTTATAATATTATTTTTTAAGGTTGTTGAAACGGTATCAATTAAATTACCATTTTCATCATATGATAGTAATTTGATTTTTATTTTATTATCTTCTTCCATTACATTAACTTTTGCAGGTGCACCATATAATGCTGGCATTGTTTCAATCATTGATTTATAATCATTTAATGTAACCGCCCTGTTTTGTGCCGCAAAATTATAAGATATCATGTTTCTAATTTCTTCAATTGTCGGTTGGTCCGCACCACCAATTGCTGGTGTTACGTTTGTTACCGTCAATGAATTTTGAACTTGAGTGTTTATATTTGAATTTGGTCCGTTAATAACAAAATCAATATCATCGGTACTTGTAATAATATTAATCCCTAAATTACTATCTCTACCACCCCCAATTCTATATTTTACAAATAAAGTCGTATTCGATTTAGGTAAAGCGCCTAAAGATGTGTTATTTAGATATACTCCCAAATTAACTTTTAAATTACCCGTATTATAATCATCCAAATTATCCATTGGATTTACATTACCCGAACCAAACGTTATTGAGAAATAATTTTCGGGGGTGTATTCTGTTATAAATTTATTTGAAACCGATAGATATGTACCAGAAATAAAGTTATCCGAATCTGATGATGATGTTGGGTCAGGTATAAAAACTTTATCTTGCATTAAAGTTTTTACTTCGTACCACTTATTTGTCGAAGATAAAAATTCTGAATCAGTGGGGTTACTAGCAAAAGATGTACCTTCTTTGTGTATAATTGAAGAAACACCCAAAATGTTTTGTTCAGGTAAAAATATTTTTAAAAATGGTTTTTGGTCTAATTCAGTTATTACTCGTCTATATATTCTTGTAACACCATTGATAACAGCTTCTCTTTTTACAATAGAATACGATATTAGTCTATTGTTTCCATCAAAATTTGGTATTTTTAACCTGTTTGGTTCTCCTCTACTATTAAATGGATTTGAAAAATCAATATCATCTACCGTTTCAAAAACTTGACCACCACCTGAAACTTGTGCACCTGTTTTGATTGTACCCAAATATCTTGTATCTTCTTTGTCTCCTCTTACCGGTACTTGTATTGTAAAATCACACAAAGCAACAGATGGTCTATTTCCCGGTATTTTTAATCCATAAGTTTTAGCAATATGATACAAAGATTGTCTTTGTTGTGCAAAATCTAAAATTGTTTCTTGCCAAACCCTATCAATGTGAAAATGTAAATTGTCGGCAACCGCAGCATTCAAATCTAACAGTACTGAAAAAATAGATGCGTCGTTTGTATTTTTAATTAAATCGGGATAATATTCTCTAGTTAAATTAACTAATTCTTGTCTTAGACCGGCAAAATCTCTAACAGCGTATGATATTTTTTTACTCATATTAAATGTTTATAATTATAAAATCAGAAGAAACAAATGGTTCATTATTAATATCATAATCTACCCTAACTTTAGCCGTGTATGGTTTAGTTGAATAGTCTGAAACTCTAAATAATCTCGAGTCTTCATCTTCTTGTGGACTAGCGGGTTCTTCTTCGTCTTGGTCTGCAGCAGTTACTCTTATGGATTTTATTTCTAAATTAGGAATGAATGTTCTTACCGATGTTCTTATTTCATCTTCTATTTGTCCCCACGTAACCGCATCGTTTGGTTCAAAAATAAATTCAAATAACCTAGTACCAAAATCAGGTAAATAATATCTACTACCTTTTCTTGTTAACAAAAGGTGTATCAAATTTGCACGAATTTCTCTTTCAGGTGTTTCTGTCATTATTAAAAAATCACCTTTAAGACTTTGTCTAAATGGAAAATCTATACCATATGTTCCCGCCATGTTTATAAATATAGTAAAACAATAAATCTAAGTTTACATTTTCATTAATATGTTCATTAGTGTTTTTATTTTATTCCTTTCTTCCATTATATCAACATTTTTGTGAATAAATTTTGAACCTAAATCTGTTTTTAATGAAGGTTTATAAACAGCATCGGGATGTAAACTTTTCATCTTTTTTATCAACATTGAACCAAAACCTTCCCTTCTTCTATTCGGTCTAACTATAATATCACTAACTGTTATTTCATTATTGTAAACCGTGTATGCAACATAACCTATAATAGTTTCAGATTCAAATCCAATTGGGTTTTCGTCATCATCTTCGTAAATACCCAGTTCGTAGTTATCTTGTCCATCATAATGGTCAACGTGTTCGTGGTTAAAAATAATCTTTTTCATATATTATAAATATAAAAAAATCCCATCGAGTATTCGATGGGATTGTATATCGTTTAGTTTTCACCCCCTGTATGACCAAACGATTAGATGTTCAAGGTCAACCTTGACTATTAAGGGAGTCACCCAAAATTGTTGTTATGAACCACATCCTTCACATTCAAATGGCGAATCATTTGGTTTAATTGATAAAACCATTTCCTCAACATAATTACTTGTTAAGTTTGATTCTTTAACATTACTTATTTGATTTTCAACATTTGGTTTAGAAGTTGTTACATCAATACCCAACCCTTTAATTGGGTCAACAGCCGCCTTAGTTCTAAGATAGTACATTCCGGTTTTTAAACCAAGTTTCCACCCGTATAAATGAGCAGCCATAACTTTTGTTTTATTTGCGTTATCAATAAATAAATTTAATGACTGAGATTGGTCGATATAAATTGACCTATTTGCCGCCATTGTTAGAATTCTTTTTTGTGACATTTCCCAAACTGTCTTATAAATTTCTTTTACATCAACAGGTATCTCGGGTATGTTTTGAACCGAACCGTTTTCCATTATTAATTTTTTCTTTATTTCATCAGACCACAAACCTCTTTCCAACAATTCATTAACCAAATGTTTGTTGATTACAATGAACTCCCCACCTAGTGTTCTTCTTGAATAAAGATTGGATGTGAATGGTTCGAATGCCTCGTTATTACCTAAAATTTGAGCGGTAGATGCTGTTGGCATAGGTGCAACTAATAAAGAGTTTCTTATACCATATTTGACAACATCTTTTCTTAGCGATTTCCAATCCCATCTTCCACTTGTGTCCTTGTCTGTTTTACCCCATAACTCGTATTGAAATTGACCCTTAGATAAGGGAGAACCATCAAATGAAGAGTATGCCCCATTTTCAATAGCCAAGTCTTTAGATGATGTGAGAGCCGCGAAATAAATTGTTTCAAATATTTCTACTTGTAATTTGTCTGCATCCTCACTTTCAAAAGGTAATTTTAACATACAAAATACATCTGCCAATCCTTGAACACCTAAACCAACTGGTCTATGTTTCATGTTTGAAAGTTTTGTTTCCTCAGTAGGATAAAAATTTAAATCAATAACGTTGTTTAGGTTTTTTACAACTTGATACACATATTCATATAGTAAATCGTGATTAAATTCTTTGTTGACTATGTATTTTGGTAAAGCAATTGATGCTAAATTACAAACCGCTTGTTCTTCTGAAGAAGAAAATTCTAGAATTTCAGTGCAATTAAATGTTTTTAATCCTTGTGAAATAAAAATATGTTCATCATTATAAATTGTTGGACAATAAACATCTTCTTTACCCACATATTCTATGGATTTTACTTTATATCCCTTTTTCGTATTATCCCGAAATTCACGATTATCAATGATTATGTTTTTTCTATCAAGAAACCCTATTTTTTCATTTATTTTTTGTGAGTCATTTTTATTACCAACAATTAATCTATAACAATCTTTTGTTTTGTATAGTGAATATCCACCTTTACCATTTGGTAATGACCGTTGACCTCCATTTCTTAACAATCTAATAGATGTTTGAAGACCTAAATTTTGAAAAATTAATTGAAGCTCTTTTAAAAAATCAATATTTATGTCGGCATAACTTATTTGTGTTGGCTCCCCTTTTGATTTATTTTTATTAGCTGTTCCATCAGCAAATAATAAACCCCGCAAATAAGACCATTGCGTTTCTTCATTTGAAGACCAAATCCATTCGGGTACATATCCCTTTTCAAAGAGTAATTCTTTTTTAAAAAATTCACTAGATAATCTTTTTTTCTTTACTTTAGAAAATGAAACAACACAATCTATAAATTTACCACCTTTAGTTGAATATCTAGGTTTATACTCGTATTTTGAATATAATTTTTGAATTTTGTTTTCAATCTCTTCAACTAAATCAAAATCATTTTCCCATAAATCAAATAAAATTGATGATTTGTTTTGTGTACCATCTGATTGATATAAACCCAATAAAAAGGCCTCATCTACCATTTCTTTTGAACCAAACAATCCTTTATTAGTTTGTACTGCTATTTTATCACCTATTTTTAAATCCTTACATTCAATACGTGTTATATTATTTCTTGAGTCAATTACAGGTATTCCATGATATGGTGTTACTTTATGTTCCATACCATTTTCTAATGTTATTTTATAAACATCTTCATTTTCACCTCGTTTAATCATTTTGGATGATTTGACAATTTCAGAACCATTAAAAAGTTCTAATTCCACATCCATTTCACACAATTCTTTGGCTGTTAAGTAACCCTTTGTTGTCACCACTCTTTGGTCACCTGTTATACACAAATTAGATGATTTTATTGTACCTAAATTCTTTTGGTTTGATTTGTAATTAGCAGCATCCTTATATAACATATAAGGAACACCTGTTTCAATTTGAGCAGTTAAAATAGCGTCCATTAATTTTCTGGCCTTTACAACTTTTCTAGCCCTACCCTCCTTTTCGTATCTTTCATATAACTCAGTAAAATCTTGTGTAAATTTGTATGGGTCATCATATACGTCAGATAATCCAGGTGCCTCATCTGGTGAAAATAATGACCATTCTAAATCTTGTTCTACTCTTTTCATAAATAAGTCAGGGACCCACATTGCTAAAAATAAATCTCTAGCCCTTAATTCTTCTTTTCCATGATTTTTTCTTAATTCAATAAACTCAAATACATCTGAGTGCCATGGTTCAAGATAAACAGCGAATGAACCGCGGCGGCGACCCCCTTGGTTAATCCAACGAGCAACTTCATTGTATGTTTTCATCATTGGTAACAAACCATCTGATTCTCCACCAGTACCTTTGATATATGCACCTTTACCTCTTACATCATGAACATGTAAACCAATACCACCGGCCCATTTAGATATCTTCGCGACATCTTTTATTGTGTCAAATAAACCATCAATATCATCACCTTTATTACCAATCAAGAAACAGGACGACATTTGTGGTCTGTGTGTTCCTGCGTTAAATAAAGTAGGTGTTGCGTGTGTATAATAATGTTGTGATAAATCATCATAAATTCTTAAAGCGGTCTCTATGTCATTATTACAAATACCAACAGCAACTCTCATGTACATGTATTGTGGTCTTTCAACAATACGATTACCACTCTTTAGTAGATATGAACGTTCTAATGTTTTAAACCCAAAATAATCAAAATCAAAATCTCTTTCTTGAATAATCGCACCATCTAAAACATCCTTATATTGTTGAACAAAATTATAGGTTTCATTTGAAATTAATGAAGATTCCTTATTTGTTTTCGGTTCAACAAATAAATGCAATTCCTTGATTGAATGTGAGAATTTTTTTGGTGTGGTTTTATGTAAATTAGATACCGCCAATCTACCAGCTAATTTTGCGTAATCTGAGTGAGAGGTGACAAGAGATGCCGCAGTTTCCGCTGCTAAAACATCTAACTCTGTTGTTGATATACCGTCATAAATACCTTGTGTCACTTTAAGGGTTATCAATGTCGGGTCAACATATTCAAGATTTAAATCATCGCAAAAATTTTGAATTCTTCTTGTAATTTTGTCATATCTCATTTCTTCCAATGAGCCATCTCTTTTTTTAACTTTCATATCTTTAAATTTTAAAAATCAACATCATCAAATGAACCACTCATATCCTCAATAGATGTAACAGTATTCACACCCGCTTTTTGGTATTCAGCAACTCTTTTTTCAAAGAAATTAGTTTTACCTTGAAGTGCGATATTTTGCATAAAATCAAAAGGGTTCTCAACATTATATACTTTAGAACAATTTAAAGAAACTAATAGTCTATCTGTAACAAATTCCAAATATTGAGACATTAGGTCAGAATTCATCCCAATTAATCTAACAGGTAATGCCTCAAGAATAAATTCTTTTTCTACTTCTAAAGCACCACATATGATTTCTTTTATTTTCTTTTCAGACAATTTATTTTGAATATGTTGATTGTATAGATGACAAGCAAAGTCACAGTGCATACCTTCGTCTCTTGAGATTAATTCATTTGAGAAAGTTAGACCGGGCATTAATCCACGTTTTTTCAACCAAAAAATTGAACAAAATGAACCCGAAAAGAAGATACCTTCAACAGCGGCAAAAGCAATTAATCTTTCAACAAACGAATCGGAGTTAATCCACTTTATTGCCCATTCCGCTTTCTTTTTAATTGCCGGAATAGTTTCAATCGCATTGAATAATTTATTTTGTTCCTGTTTGTCTTTAATATAAGTGTCAATTAACAACGAATAGGTTTCACTATGAATATTTTCCATCATAATTTGAAAACCATAAAACATTTTCGCTTCAGTGTATTGAACTTCATTAACAAAATTCATCGCTAAATTTTCATTAACAATACCATCAGATGCAGCAAAAAACGCCAAAACATGTTTTACGAAATGTTGTTCATCTTCGTTTAATTTATTTTCCCAATCATAGATATCATCCTTTAAATCTATTTCTTCCGCGGTCCAAAAACAAGCCTGTTGTTGTTTATAAAGCCTCCAAATGTCATGATATTCAATTGGAAAAAGGACAAAGCGACCCGGATTTTCTTGTAAAATCTTTTCTTTCATAATTATAATTTTTTTTTTAATTTGTGTTCAACATTTGATTTCTACGGATAAAAGCTTCTTTTGCTCTCGTAGCGTTGTCTTTTTGTTTCTCCTCTTTGTGTCCGAGAAGAGTTGTTTGAGATTCGGTATCAATAATCAAATATTCATTATCAAATTTACAGTTTTGCCATATAATACCGTCCTTACCTATTCTTGATTTAAGAAGGGTCATAGTTGCCATTTTGTGGTCTTTTTGTTCAATAGTTTTACCTATCGATAGAATCACGTGAGCAATTTGAGCTTTTTTAATTGAACCACCCATTTGGTCACTATTAACCACTTCTGATGAAATAGATTCCCTATTACCTTGAGTAGCGGTCCATATTACTAAATTAAATTCATTTGTCATAGATTCTAAACTTCTCATTACGGAACCCTCACCTTTCCATTCATCCCCATATTGTGATTTTTCTGGTGATATACAATCAACGTAATCAATTATCAATAAGTCTATTTTTTTTCCTTCAGATAATCTTTTTCTAATTCTTGTTTTTATTTCAGAAATGGTAACAGAATCACTTGGTAATTTTAACAAATCAAGACTCCCCTTACTGTTTGTACTTTTTTCTAAAACAGCATTTTTTACTAATTCTTTATTATCTGGTTGTTCATCTGGTGAAACACCCGACCATATGGTATAATGTTTACGTTTAATAACATCTGTACTATCCTCAAAAAATACTTGAAGCACATTGAAACCGTAGTTATATGCCGTGTTAGCAAATAAAGTTAATAATGTCGATTTCCCTGTACCTGTTGGTGCTAATACTACACCTAATTCACCTATACCTAAACCACCTTTAAGTACACTGTCTAAACCACTGATACCAGTTGGTATGGGGCACCTATTATCCTTTTCTAACGCTTGGTCAATGTTTTGAAAAACATCGACGGTCTCATCGGGCGGTAGACCAACTCTAAGTGCTTTCTGTATTATCCCCTCAATTTTATGATATTCTTGAAATGCCCCGTTTTCAATAATAGTATTGACATGTTTAATCTCTTTTTTGAGATTTTGTTGTTTACAAAAATTTAACGCCTCTTCTTGGACCATAGGGTCCTCTTTGGTGTTATCCATTAAATCTTGTATTGTATCAAGATGGACTCTAGCAGATTCTTGAGAACCATACTCCATCACAATTGTCTGTGATAAACTCTGATAATCAGGAATTTTATTATATTTTTGATAATACTCTTTAATGTGTTGAGTAATGTATTTAAATGATTGATTGTCAAAGTATTTGCTTTCAATTACATCAATAATTTGTTCTCCATATTTTTTGTTTTCGATAATTGCTTTTAAAAGTGTTTGTTGAAATGATGCTCCTAGAAATCCAAAATTTTTTTCTGACATGTTTTTTTATTTTTTATAATTCATAATTTAAATACGTTGTTTCCAAATCTTTAGAAGACAATACGTTTGTTAGTTCTGATAAATATCTTTTAAGATATGGACGAATATCTACAGTATACCTTACCTTCGGGTGATAATAGTTAGCCGGAAACATACTTCTGATAAATACTTCATCACCTAACTTAATTTCCAAAACAAAGTACTCTTGAGTACTGTCTAATTTAGTTTCGGAGTCATCCGAATCGTAAAAAAATTCCATGTTATCGTATAGATAATCCATAGTTTTTATTTTTAAATCTTCACCAATTTCATCGCAAATATTTTTTACAATGTAGTATAAATCCATAGAATGGCGAATCTGTGGATTGTACTCTCTTACGTTGAAAAACCTTTGACATACGATATTGTTTTCAAGTGTAAGTAGAAATTCGAATTTTAATAGTTCTTGATTATTCATTTGTTTTGATTTTAATTGTTTTTTTATTTTTTTCTTTTCTTGTTAATCTTAAAAATGGATTTAAAAATTTTATCCACGCATCATCCGATTTTGGTAGTAGTAAAAATAATCCATCCTCAATCATCATCTTCATTGTGTTTTTATATGAACGACCCTCTGAATCCATATAATCATCCACTAATAAAGATATTGATTCTTTAGCGTCTTCGGTTAAAAATGGGGAATCAAGACTAACTATTTTTTCATTAACTTGAAAAAACTCCTCTCCCAAAACACCGTATTTAGTAACACCAGTTATAAAATTAGTTATTGACTTGTTATGTTTATCATTTTCAAACAAATCATTAAATTTATTTCTTATGTATTCTAATGTTAATTGCCTTTCTTTTAATTCAGGAACAGCATTTACCAATTTTGTGATTCCTAAACTTTTTATTCCCGCGATATTATCGGATTTATCACCACATATCATTTTAACAAATTTAACATTTTCAATCAAAATTTCTTCTTGTTCGTATGTAAACAT